TATTAGCCCCTGTACCACCAGATGTTATTACTGTTGATACACCATTTGAATAATAACCTCCACCAGGAATAGTTACTGTTATAGTATTAATAGTTCCATTTGCAAATGTTTGAACATTAGCTACAGCATTAGTCGATGCAGCACCTCCTGAAAATGTTACTGTATCAGAATTACTATAACCAGAACCACCATCATTAACAGTAATTGAATCTAAAAAACCTATACCTGAATTACTAGCATCTAATTTAACATCTAAATATGCTTGATTAGCTATATTAATATCTTTTATAAAATCAGTATAAAGAGATATTGTTTCTGTATTGCCTATGGTACCAACATTAAAGTCCGCTCCTTGACCAGATCCAGCTGAAATAATATTCGCTATACTATTTGAACTATCTCCAACAACGAATGCATTATTAGTTGTATAAAAAGATAAATTATTTGCTGCTATGCCAAGATATGTTGTATTTGAATTTACTAGATTGCCTGTAATGTGTGTATTAGTAGTTATATCAATAACTGCATTTACAGTTGATACACCTTCTAAATATAAATCAGACGAATCACTAAAGCTGCCTGTATTTACTATAATTATTAATGATCCTGATGCACCATTAGCAGAAGTGCTTGCAACTATTCCATTTGCTACAATACCCCCAGATGAATTTGCACCATTAATATAATTTCCTATCTCTATATTATTTGATATATCTGAGCCACTTAAATATGTCACTGTCTGATTAGGTTGTCTTATTGTTTCAAATCTAAAAAAATTTGTTATGTTTGGATCACTATTTGTGTGGTTATTATATTCAATAGTAGCAGAACTTACACCAGTATTTGTAGCATCAGTGAGCGTATAACCACTTCCTCCATCGATAGCTGATTGAGCAAATGTTAAAGAAGCTAACTCAAAAAGAACTCTTCCGGTTGCATTCTCAATAGATATCACTCTAGCTTTACCACCTTTACCTTCTGATGAGATTATATCAAATGTATCACCAATTTCAAAATCCTGACCACCATTTGTTAAGTCAATATTTGTTAATGATCCAGTAACAACTGGACAATCAGCAGTATCTCCATCACTTGTTATTAATTCATTTAATAAAAATAAGCCTCTAACATTAGATAATGTTAATACAATTATCTCTTTACCACTAATTAATCTGGTTGATATTGATTCAACAAAAGCTTTACTATTACTAGATGATCCTACAATTTCTTTTCCTAGAAATGTTAATACTTTATCTGTGTAAGATGTTTCTAAATATTGTGGTTTAAAATAATCAGAGTCTGATGCTCTAAATATTGATTTGCTCGGATACTTAACCTGTATCTCTTCATCAAATAATAATCTAAACAATAATTTAAAGGATCTTGGTGACCCTTTAGATGTGTATAAATCCTTGATATGTTTAACTAAAAATTTGGTATCTACCTTTGTATTGAGTGGCAAATTTTGCAAATATGTATTTTTAAAATGTATTAAAAAATCATCAACAGTGTTATCTATATCTCTATTTTGTGCTAATAATCTATTTACATTTATTGTTTCATTATTACTTTCTAAAAATTTAAAATATTCAGTAACAAATGCAACAAAAGGTTTTGCTTCAGACTGATATATTTCCGGAAATTGTTCCGATATAAAATTAGATATATTTAAATTGCCATCCATTATACGCGCTCTTGTGATACATTAATTGTTATATCTTCTCCGTTTAATTGAAGAATAGTATTTTGGTTTGTTACTATATCGGAACCTGATATTCTAGCTTTTAATTTTATTGAATCACCTAAGTAACTATCTACAATTAATCCATCGATAGTAACAATACCATTATTGTAATCTACTGTTCCAATATTGTTATTTAAAACTTGGTATATCCCATTAGTATTAGTTACTATATTTAAAAAACCTACAGAGTTGTCAATTATAAACGCACTAATAGAGTCATATGTAAAACTTGAACTCTCTATCGCAGGCAAATGCGTACTAATGCTAGTATTAGAACCCAATATACCGTCTACAATTAAACTATTGTGGAAATGATAAGAAGACGAGAAAGAAGAATTAATTGTAGGTATAACCTTTTTAAAAGGATGAATAGTAGTTTTATTACTTAATATATTAGGATTTGATTCATCAATAGTTGACGAGAATTTTGATTTTCTTAGAGGCTTATCAAATGTATTAATATTAGAATTTGCAAATTTAATCATAGCAGATGAAACTATACTTGTTATTTGAGAAGGTGTAGCATTGGTTGTATTAATATTATAATTAACATCGGTAGATACACTTAAATATGTAAAATCTGGGTTAACAACATCTACATTTATTGCAACTGGTGTTCTTTGTTCTAAAAACGATTTGATCAATGTCTTTTTTGATTCAGGAATTCCGTCTGCATCAGTCAAATCAACAGACAATATAACTCTACCATATTTTGGTGGATTAGCTTCTTCACCACCATATACAGCAATTGATTGTACTTCAGGAAATTCTGTTTGTACAATTATTTTATAATCATTAGGAGTAACAGCTCTATCTTGTATTTGAAATGACTTAGGAGCATTAAATCTTATTGATTCAATAGATTCTATATTTGCACCTCCAGTTGATTCTATATTAGTTAAAAGAGATATATTACTATAACCATCTATATTCGTTGTTGTAGTAAATGAGGTTGCTTTATTTGATATTTCTTTTGATGCTACTCTATAATGAACTTCCGCAATATTTCCAGCTATTGGTTTTCTTCCTACTATATTATCACCAAATTGAATTTCCCATTTTTCATTACTTGTTGGTGCTATAAAAAATATATTAGATGTTGCACCCTCACCAAATAAGCTTGTTGCTTTTCTCCATGATGTATTTGTTGAAACAGTATTTGATTCCCTGACCGTCAATTCAATACTTCTTGTGTCTATATTTTTATTACTTAATTTATATTTCTGTGAGTTATTAGCAGAGATTGTATAATATTCGGTTATTTGTCTGCCTTCGTAAAAAGCAACATTGGATGCAATATAGTCGCCCAATTCATCTTGTTTTAAAACATGTGCGCTTTCGGTTCTAAATGTAAATGTTCTTCCGTCTATAGCAGTGGATATAGGATAATGTTTGGGTATAGTAATAGTAGATGGATTATCATTAGGTATAATAGTAACATCAAGATGCGCTACCGATGATCTTGAACTTCTAGGATTATAATTTAATTCTTTGGCATGTGATATCATAGCGTCTCTAGTAATAGCACTATCTATAAACATTTCACTTGCTAACATATTAGTATAAAAATTATTATAAAAGCTATTATATGCAAGCACATCAATTAATACATTTAAATTTGATCCTTCATAATCTAAGTCTTTAAACGCACCTTCATTTCTTATAAAGGTTTTTAAATTTGCTTTAATTGTATCAAAATCTAAATTTAAAATATCTAAGCTGGAATTTGCTGGCATTATCTTACCCTATCTAATATGAAGTCTAATTGTATTGGTTCTTCTTTATTTATTACATAAAATGTAATTGATACTGAATACTGATTCAGATCGGGATTTGCTGATACGATAACATCAATTAACCCTGCTCTTGGCTCGTAATTTTCTATTGTTGATATTATAGCATTTTGTATTGATTTTTCTGTAAATGGAGTAACATTTTCAAAAAGGTAAGCTCTTAAATCACCACCAAAAGTCGGCTGAAATAATCTTTCACCTTGTGATGTTTGCAATATATTCATGATGCTTTGTTTAACAGCATTTTCATTTGTATTTTTTAAAATATCTTTTCTGATAGGATGAATAGCAAAATCATTTCTAAAATCACTATATATTTCTCTATTTGATTGTGTAGCCATATTTACCTCTATATCTTATTTATTCACCAACTGGATAATTAGGTTTTAATTCTTTTGCATCTTTTAATTGTCGCTTTAATTCTTTTATTTCGCTCTCAACATCATCTTCATTCGTTAACTCACTTTTTAATCCATTTATTTTTCTAACATATTTTATTCTTCTCTCGTAAGTCTCAATTAATTCTTCTAATGCATTCATTACGTCTGTATCATCTTCTTCAGCTTCTTGATAAAATTGCCCTTCGCTTTTCAAAACTGGAGTAAACACAATAATTGGATTACTAGATAATTGATTTTGTCTAGCTTGTAATTTAGAACTTGATGCTCTATATTGCTTGTAAAGTTTTGTTTTTGTTGTTTGATGCTTTAATGGCAATCCTTCAAACATTCGTTCTGCATCTTCTTTAAATAAGGTTAATTCACCTTGAAGCTTGGCAACTCTTGCATTTTTAGATAAACTAGGTGATTTTTTAACCTCTGACATACTTGATTCTTTTAAATCACTTATTTCACTCTGTATTGATTTTATTAGTCCATCTTGTTTTTCTTTCCATTTTTCAGTATATTTGCTCCAAAACTCTGGTGCAGCTTCTGGTAAACCTACATCAGGTTTTAAGTAACCTTGGTCAGTCATTCCACTAGTAGCAGGCCCTCTAATACCTGTCATACTTCCATACCAAATAAAGTCACCAGTTACTCGACTAATTGATACT